GACATCGGGTCCGGGTCATTGGTCCAGTCTCCCCAGTACGCCGTCCTGGCCGGAACGGACGCCATCGCGACCACGGTCTCCCTGGCGAACGTCATCCCGCTGGACGGCTGGCTAGTCTCTACGACCACGGTGACGGCTTATGACGACACCGACCGGGCAGGCAGCTCGGCCACATTGACCGAGGGCTATGCAAACGACTTCTTCTTGATGCCTTACAACTCCGCGCCCAAGACCATCTTCAAATTGAACGAGGACACTTCCAACACCCTGGACGCCGGTCAACAGACCTTGAGCATTTTGGGAAGCTGGGGCTATACCGCGGACACGTTGTCCGTCACCACGGCGGATGCTATAGGCTCCACGACCGCGACCTCCGTGAGCGTCACCAGCGCGACCGACCTGGGACCGGCCCAGACCGTCCTGGTCGATTCGGAGCAACTTTACATAACGGCCATCAGTGGGAATACCCTGACCGTCCAGCGGGGCGTTAATGGAACGACCGCGGCGACCCATTCCGGAGGGGCGGCTTTGTCCCGGTACGACTACCCGGAACTGGTCGTCCAGGCTTGTCTAGACATCGCCAAGTTGACCTTCCGCAACCGCGACCTGGGGTCTGCTGGAAGTATCGGCGCCGGGGAGATGTCGATGACGGTGGCCGAGGGCGAGGTCCGGTCGGTCTTGATGACCCTGGCGGACTTCAGAGTGACCGGGACCAGCAACGGAGTGATCTTCTGATGGCTGAACCATTCGGCGTCCACTTTGAGGTTACCGGCCCGGTCTTTGACGGGACCGGCCTCCGGGTCATGCAAGGAATCATCAACCGGGGGCTATTCGACATCGCGGTCTTAGAAGGGGCCAACAAGGTCAAGGATCAACTTTATGGCCCTGCGGCATCTCAATATTGGAAGGCCGACCCAAGCCAGCGCCACGGCGCAAAGTCCCGCGACCTCAAGCGGCGGGTCGCCGCCAGTCAGCCTTCCGACAATCTGGCGGTCTTCAACGCCGGCGGCGTCCACTATGCCGAGAAGGTCGAGGCGTTGTATCACATGTTTGAGAACGCCACCAACGCCATCGAACGGGACAAGGCCGCGCTTTATCACAAGTACATCGGCGGGGCTTTGATCGAGGCGTTCGATTGAGCCGCTCCGGGGCATTGGACAGGATCGATGTCCTGTTATCGACCATCACCGACCCGGCCTTCGTCGCGGTCATCCGGGCCGAGCCTCTGGCTTTGTCCGGGACTCCCATCCTGGCGTATTGGGTACAGGCGCGGACTAACGGGTGGCAGACCTTGTCCGACATCGGCAGCACGACGACCATCATGGTCCGGGCTTACTTCCGGCTCCAGGCGTCGGCAGATGTCCGGGAGTCCATAGAGTTGGAACTCTGGGACGCGATGGTGGAGGTGGACACCAAGCTCCGGTCGGATGCCAACCTTGACGGGAACTGCACCGACTCCACGGTCGGGAGCGCCACGGTCGCCACGCTGGACATGGGCGGGGCTTTATACCGCACGGCCACAATCCCGTTCGACATCCAGCTTTACGAAGAGGTAACCATCACTCCATAGGGAGAGGATATGGCAAAGAAAAGCGGACTCGGTCAACAGATATTCGTTCACGGTTACGACTTGTCGGGAGACGTTGCGGCCATAGACAACGCCGGGTCTCCCCGCGAATTGCTAGACACCACGGCCCTCAACGCCTCGGCCCATGAGCGGGTCGTCGGTCTATCGGACGGCAATATCTCGGTATCAAGTTGGTTCAACGACTCGACCGAGCAAGAGCATGAAGCCTTCAAAAGTCTACCGACCACCGACCGGATCGTGATGTGGGCATTCGGCGCGACCCGCGGGGACGTTGCCGCTTGCCTGGTCGGGAAGCAGATAAATTACGACGGGAGCCGCGGGAGCGATGGGTCGTTGTCCTTTACCATCGACACCCAGGCCGCATCGGGGGAGCCGCTTGAATGGGGCCAAACCCTCACGACCGGCAAAGAGACCCACACCTCGGCGGCGGTCTCTACCAGTCGGGATGATGGTGCGACCACCGGCTACGGTCTGGTAGGCATCCTATCAGTCACCGATGTTGATTCGGGAACGGCGACCGTGACCATCGAGCAATCAAGTGATAACGTGACGTTCGCAAACATACTATCTTTCGTGGCGGTTGACTCCTCATCGGTTCCGACTGCCCAAAGGTTGCCTCTCAGCGGGGCGATATTGCGATACCTCCGGGTAAGGACAACCGGGACATTCACGAATTGTGATTTCTGTATGGTCACCAGGAGAGGCACCCTGCAAGATGATGTTAGTCTCAATCCATAATGGACGACCTCCAGGAGGAATTGCGCCTGGCGCGGGAGGAATTAGAACGGCTAAAGGCACCAACATCGGACAAGTCCGAAAAGATTCAGATGACCTCCGGGGATATAGTCCGACTCGTGATCGCCGCGCCCGTGGTTTTTGTTTGGTTATTTTTGGGGAGCCGCATCATAATTTCGGCCACCACTTCTCAGGCCGTTTTGGAGCATATAGAACCCCTCCTGTTGGCGTTGAGTATTTTAACCATCCCGGTTACGGCCATACTCGCCAGTTTATTCAAGGTTGATGGGAATGGGAAATGACGCTATTTGAGAAGATATGCCGAATGGTCGGGGACCGGCGAATCCCGTCTTTCAGGATGCCAGCGTTCCGATGGTTTACGGTTGGCTTCGCGAATAAGCATGTAACGACGGTCGTTGTATTGGCTATCGTGGTCAGCGGTGCCGCCGTTGCCGTGGGTCTGTATTTCGCGGTCAAGGATGTGATGAGTTCCACCTATAACTGGCCGGAGCCAGCGGAATACGATGTGACCGAGGCCGGTCTCCAAACGATGGGCAAGAAGAATAAAGACTACCCGGACGGGTCGGAGAGCCAGACCTTATCCATCCGCCTCGCTAATGGCGCGAGAATCAGTAATCTTTCCATCTCCGGGACAGATTTGGGCCGCGCCGGCATAGCCCGAGCGTTGGATATTAGCCCACTGACCAACGCCGTCACCGGGACGACCGCCTATCTATTCGTTGGCAATCTGACCATGACCGGGTCGGCCTTTCCGACATTGAAGATGGAGCAAAGCGAAGTTGGTACGTTGACCACGGGCCTACTTTGCGACGGCCACACGATGGCCGCGACCATAACGAATACCATCCCTGACCAGGTGCTTACCTCCAAGCGTTTGAGTTCGGTCTATACGGTATCGGACTCCATCGTTGACAGGGTTCAAATCCACATCACAGGAAATTCTGGAGCCTACATAGACCAGCTGACCCTCTCAGATGTCCAGGCTTGGAACGGGGAGGCCTATTTCTCCCGAATGAAGGTCGGGAATCTGACCATGAATAACACATCGAAAATCGGGGACGGGAGCGGCCAGGACTCCGCCAGTTGTTACTTCGACTCAAGCGTCCTGGCCCGAAATGTGGTGAACACGATCCAGGACAAACCGATCAAGGTGCAATAGTGAAACATCTCGGACTCGTCGGCGCCATCCTCCCGCTGGTATTACTAGCCATCGGCATGATTGGGTGGGTTTTGAGCGTCAGGAATGACGTTACCGACGCGGTCAAGCAGATCACCGCCGTCCAGGAGGAGGTCGCCGCCATCAACGAGCGGATGGAGAACGAGCGGACCATACGGACGGACCTCCACACCGACCAGGCGGGAGACCTTGTAACCATCACCAACGCGCTTAGTGACAGGCTAGGCGGCCTGGAGACCGACCTCGTACTGGCTAACGATCAGATGGCCACTATTATGGGGGATCATAGCGGATTCGCGGACGTCTTGCGGGAGCTGGGAGAGATCGGCGTCCTCCCGTCCGGTGAGCGCCGGGATTATGGTGGGTACGGCGGCAGATGATGATGCGGAATAGGATTAATCGTTACGGGTTTAGTTTGGATTGGTCCACCGTATTCTGGGCCATCGGCATCCTGATGTTTACCGGCCTGGTCTTCCTGGTCGGCCTGGCTTATGGCGTGGGTGTCCTATGCGACTTATAGCCCTGGCCGCCCTGGCCGGCGGGGTAGCCATCATCGGGAGCGCCGCGGTGTTGGGCTGGCTATATGAGGGGCCGCGGCGGTTCCTTGCTAGGTTAAAGCGGCGATGTGTTGGCTGATTCGGCATTGGTGGCATCGGTCACCGCTCCGCTGGGAGATCCGGCGTTGCCGCCTATGCGGTCGGCGGGAGTTGATGAAATTCAAGCCCGATGGGGCGGAGGTTTGGGTTAAGGGCTGATGTGCTGGTTTAACCGACATTGGTGGAGACCACATCCGGAGGAGTGGGGAGTCCGCGTCTGCCGGGTCTGCCGCGCTAGGGAGCAAGCGATGTACCACACTGCGACCGGCCTCTACTGGATACGGTTATAGTCATGTTTCCTGCTGGCAAACTCAGACCACAGATTTTCCTAGCCATCGCATTTTTAGGATGTATAACCATGTACGCTATTTATGCTGACATGGTGGAAGTGGCAACCGGGACTATCGGAGGATTGGTTGCACTCGGCATGAAGGTACTTGAGAGTGACTAGTCGAGGG